GAATCGAGGAGATTGTAAAATTCATCTTCTTGATCGGAAGCATCAATCGTCACTTCACTTGATACAGAAATAACAAGTGGTTCAAACTGCTTCTCTTGAATAGTTTTTGTCACGGTAGCTGTGATTTTCATTGTTGACATAAAGCACTCCTTAGTATTTAATAAAGCCTTGTTGTTATGTTAGCCCCCAACACCAACCTCCTGGGGTGTTGGGGGCATTTTTATTTAAGCATTAAATGCTTCTTTCACAACTGTACTTGGTTTGAACTTGAGCCCATAGCGTTCTGGAATCTCAACAGACTTGCCCGTCATAGGATTCCGTCCCGTTCTAGCTTTACGTACTTGCTTTTCAAATGTACCAAACTCGGGGAACCGTGCTTTATCACCACTCCCTACGGCTTCTACGATTTCGGAAAAAACAAAATCAATCATATCCAAAGCATCGGCTTTTGATATTTCAAATTGTACTCTCATACTTGCGGCTAAATCACTTCTGTTCATGGTAGACTCCTTAGTGTCTTACTTTCTGTTTGCGGTTAGTGTGAAATTTTGCTTCGACTTCTTCCCAAATATCAATGACACGCTCTCGGAGCGCACCTTCGTGATTATTTGCTTCTATGTAAGCAATCGCTTTATCCATGGATACATATTCTTCTTCAACGCACCAGTATTTGGTGAGTTTTTCCATGTCTTTAACGTATTGTAAGTTGGCGCGGACATCATCAATACCAACACCAAAGATGATGAACAATTGTGCTGTTCTGTATTCATCATCAACGGTACTTTTTTTGACAAGCACTTCCGATTCAATGCCCACTGTTTTCTTGATAGCTTTCCCCGAAGCTAACTTCTTTGTTTTCTCAATACGTCCTTTGCGTGTAACACGTAAGCGCAAGGAGCAGTGATATGGGATAGCATGGCCACCAGGAGTTGTCTTTCCAAATTCGCCATCACGTTCTTGGTTCGTAAATAAGACAAGTTTATTGTTATGGGCAATAATTCGAGCGGTCTTCCTGCACCCCGCGGAAAGCTCCTTGGCTTTTCTCTGACCTCGTATATCTCCGTCACCCATTTCCATATCTGTAGATAGTGCGGCAATAGAATCGGCGGCAAATACGTTAATGACTTTATCATTGCTGGGATTCCAATCTTCCAGAAGTTGGAAAGTTTCGGTGACTGTATCAGGTCTATGGTAGTTTTCCTTGGTCATTTCAAAACCATAGATTTTGCTATACTCTTTATCAATACGTGCCTCAGGGTCGATAAAAAAGACATCACCTTTTTTACTTTGGACGGCGGCTGCAATTTCTGTTAAAATTGCTGTTTTTCCTGCGGCACTTGGTCCAAATATCTCAACCATAATACCACCAGGAATCCCACCGCCACGAACCCGACCACCACATATTGCTAAATCCAATAGCGTACTACCAGTTGAAACTAACAGAGTGTCAGAATCAATTGATACGTAAGAGTCCGCTATCTGTGGTATCTCTTTTTTAGTGCGTGATATAGTTTCAACTACATCTTTTGCAGAATCTTTAGTGCGCCTCTTAATCATTGTGTAGCTCCAAGCTCTCAGGTTTGCCGTAAAACAAACAAACTATTAAAATACATACGCAGTTAAGCAACTGCGCAGGAGCGTGAACCCCTGCGCTGTATTTTAGCTAAGATTTATTGCGGCGTGATCTGCGGGATATAGTAGGTTTCTCTTCTGGTTCTGGAGCATCTTCTTCTGGTTCATCTTCAGATACTCCGTCTTCAAAAGGGATATCATCGTCATCACCAGTTGGGGAATCGCTTTCTGCTTTTTGACGACTACGGCGAGAGCGTTGTGGCTTTTCTTCTTCCTGCGCTTCTTCCTCTTCAGCAGGACGTTGGCGACCACGTGAACGTGAACGAGAGTTATTATACTCACGCTCCTCTTCTTTTTCTTCACCACCGTCATCACGATAAGAAGAACCACTGATTTCAGGAGCAGTGGGTCGGAAGATTTCTTCAATTTCGGTATAAGATTTACGATCAAGTAACTCATCCAAACAGTAGGCATCATCTAATGTTTCATCAGAAATGATATCATCACGATCAAGGAAAGTATAACCAGTGTAACGGGTTGCGGCACCTTTTCCTTCACGGAAGAAGCTAATGGACTTGCCCTCATCGGGGTCTGCAAATGGGATATAGCCACCACTACGGCGATTTCGAGCCATAGGTAGAATTTCATTCTCAGTTAGATGGAATGAAGCCTCCCACACTTGAACACCTTTTTCTTCCTGTTCGGTATTATCGTAACAGACAACATTATACAATGACCGCCGTTTAGGTTTCATTGCACGTAGTTCGTCATCTGAGAACTGTTTTGATTGTTGCATCTTTGCTAGGTGCTCACAAATTGGACACTTTTCTTTTTTCCAGTTAGAAGATGGACAAAGAACTGTATCCTCGTTGATGCCAACTTTCTGGTGAACGTAAACATCAACAGTGTATGCACGTTCGCCTTCAGCTAACTTAGGATCATTCTTCCCTGTGATGTATGGGATAACATCCAACAAATGTTCACCCTCGGTGGCAACGAACTTGTCACCTTCAAAATCATCAACAAGATAGTCGCCCCATTTATTAGAGCCACCTTGGCGTTTTTTTGATTCTTCTGTCCGCTTTACCATATCTTCTTTGGCGGAGCCCTTCATGTCACGAAAACGAGATTTCTTAGCCATTATTTTATCCTTTTGTTGTTCGCTAAATGCTTCCTATGAGCTTCATGCGAAGTGTTATGAACTGCTTCTTTGGCTTCTTGTGGAATTTGCGGCTCTGCCCAGTATCCAGATAACAATAGAGATGATAAGCGTTCAAGTGCAGACTTTTTATGTTCGAGGGCTACTTTAGCTCCGCTCACTATGGCTACTTGACGGTTTAAATCTAAAAAGTTATCGGATGCTTTCGTATGCCGTGCATCATTTAAGATGGTTGCTTTGATTGCTGGTTCAGTGGGTTTTACCTCAAATCCGAATGAGTCCCAATCGGAACGCACATCTAAATCAATCTCGGCATCAACCCTATGTAGTTTTTCTTTAGCTTCGTCTCGGTATGCGCACAAGTCCGCATACAAAACAGAATACTGATGAACTAGCAGGGCTTGCTTCCCCCACTCTACATCCAAACTGTGCATATCAATTGCTAAATCTTCCTCATAATCTATTTTCGCATTGGACATCCTTTCTCCTTATAGTTAAAGTGTTTGTATATCTGTAGAGCATACATGTGATGATGCAGAAAGTCAATGTTATATACATTCTACAATTGTGTAACAGCAAAACAAGAAAGCACCAATCCCGCTTTCCCTGAATCATAGTAATTATCCTCGAACTGCTCTAAGATTTCGGCAACACGAACATCACCTTTGCTTAGTAAAACCTTAGTGAAGTAACCAAGCACAGCCCTACGTACTGTTTCTGGTTCAGCTTCAATAGCGGTTAAATGTTTTGATATCTTATTCCATTTTTCCGCACTCATCAAAGCACGACATAGATCGATTACATTCGACTCTGAAGCGTACACGTTATCGATAGCCTCAAGTGCAGACTCTTCATCTTCAATATCTATGATAGCATCGAGCATCTTGACGGCTTCACGAGGAGAACCATCACAAGACTTTGCAATCTTCGTGAGAATAGAAGCAGGCACATCAACTTCTTCAGTCTCGACAATACCACGAATAAGTTTACCAACATCTTTACTGTTCAATTGCTTGACAGCTATATCCGTACACCGAGTACGCACAGCTTTCTTCAACTTCTCAGGATTCGTTGTCGCTAAGAAGAAAAATACATTGGGTGGTGCATCTTCTAATACTTTTAGAATAGCGTCCTGCGCAACAGATGTTGTGTTGTGAAACTCATCAAGCAGGTAGACTTTAACTTTGCCACCCATTGGTGATAATTTACACTTCTGTTCAAGGTCACGCACTGTATCAATACCACGCATAGATGCTGAGTTGTATTCGTAGAAGTCCATATCAGCACAGCCAAGCATATTTGCGGCTATACGTGCGATGGTTGTTTTTCCACAACCACTTGGACCACTAAATAACCACGCATGTGGTATATCTTTTACATCCCGTTGAAGTAAGGATGCTACGGTTGCGACTGCTGATTTATTTCCAGCGACATCTTCAAGTGTTTTTGGTCTGTACAAAATGTGTAATGGTTCTGACATAATAATCTCCTATGATTTATACTCATATAATTCAGCAAATGTGCCATTGATTTTAGACAATTCAACATCAATTCTAAATGGTGCAACTGCGGCCCAAGGGAATGTTTTAGGCAATGTCACGGACACGTGGTGTTTAAACACGCTCACGATTTCCGCTACTTCTTCTGGTACAAAGTCTATAATAACTGAGTCATGTACCTGTCCAATGAAACGAGACTTCCATCCATAGTTTTTCTTCTCAGCCCGTAGAAGGTTCAAACACCATAGTAATAAATGGAATGCTGTACCCTGGACGGGGAAGTTTGCAGTTTGCTTTCTGTCCATTAAACCTGTGAAGCGAAAGCCTAAATGCGTTTCGACATAACCCTCACGAATGTATAGGTCATTGATATCTTTTTTCCATTGCGTATAGACTGGAAAGCGTTCTTCCCACATGATCTGTTCGGCTGTCTTGCAGTGCTCCAAGAAGTCTTCTTCTCGTTTAATACCTATGTCATGCAGGTGGTCTTTTAATAAGATACCTGACGCTAGTGGTAAATGTAATGATGATTTCCAAAGAGCTTGACCACAGGATTGATACCAATCACCATAGAATTGTGGAAAAGTCCACCCACCTTTAATCTCAGTTCTAATATCACCCGTCATTTCTGATTGTGGGATTTGCCAGATATCACAACCATTATCCCTGTGCATATCGGCATTGTCGTCCAGTAAATAATTAATGAACGTAGGATCTTTGTGGTACGTTGCAGACATTGAAACTTCCATACCGGAGAAGTCAATCTCACCTATCATATTACCTTTTGATGGTACAATACCTGTGCGAATCAGCATTTTACTTTCTTTATCACGCTTAGGTATGTTCTGCCAGTTCGGATTCATACAACTGGAACGATATGAAGTTACCGTAGATAATAAAAAGAACGGATGGATCATCTTCCCATCCGTAACTTCCCGCTTGAACTGTGCCAAGTACGTATCCTTGAGCTTTGTATACTTTCTTAAATCTAAAAGGTACTTAGTTAGTGGTGTATTAATTTCTTTCAACAGTGCGGCATCTACGGCTTTGGCTCCACCAGCAGTCTCACTTAATGAATCATAACCTAATTGATCAAACAACAAGTGTTGTAAATCTGGTGTCGAGTTCATTTTAAACTCACGCTTGTACTTTTTACGGTAAGCCACTACATCATCGTGCGCTTGTATTGATTTTTCAAGACCACGAATAGTATCTTCTAATTCAATTTCAATCTTATCGTAATAATCTGTGTCGATTAATAGCCCCTCATCTTGCATAGCGGACATAGAATCAATAGACTCCATGAAAAACTCACATGCTTCTTTTAGGTGTGGGCGGGTATTGAAATACACCTGCTGTTCTTCCCACAATTTATAAGTGAGTATGGTGTCATATCCAACATATAATAACTGTGCAGGGAGTGGTGCATCGTCCATTTTATTAAAAGAGTTTGCCGTTTTCCCTTTAATGTACGGAGCCATTGATTTGTCGTAATCACCAACACCCCATCTAATAAAAGACTGGTACTTCAACCCCTTCGTTCTCTTACGATGGTCAATTACATGCTGGGCAACTAGGGTGCAGTAGTTAACGTACTTTGTAGAACCTAAGAGGACCTTGCCCCATAAATTCTCAAAGTTTTTATTGTGGGCGATGTGATAAACATTTGGTGATGATAAATACGCTTCCATAGCATCGCATATATAATTCCAATCCTCTAAATTCCAATAGTCTTGATAATCAATAGGGAACGCATACGTACCACCACCATATGTAATACCGATGGTTGTTATTTTATGACCATCCGCATACGGTTTTAATCCTGTAGCCTCATAGTCAATAGCTTGTGGTCCGCCGATAGCCATTAAATCTTCAAGCGTGGTAATGACTGAATCGGCGTCTGTTAAGAACGTGACATCCACTGGGCGAAGCACATTAATCTTTTGAAATTCAGCATACTCCTCTAGGTCATCAACAGCATTCTGCATTGTCCGTTTATGCACTGCTTGAAAATTAGCATCCTTCTTCCTGCTTTGTATTTCAGGCACACCTAAAAAGGGAAACAAGTAACATTCAAACTCATTCAAAGGGATGCGGTCACCGTAACATTGGTCAGCCTGTATGCCTCGTCTGTATTTATCTGTGATGTGGCCTAGTGGGATGTTTCCAAACGTCCAAATGTAATTAGGTTTTAAGGACTTGACATCTTCCTCAAACAGATAGCGACACTTCATTGCATCCGCTTTAGTTGGTTTCTTTCCCAACAAACAACGAACAGAGGCAACCACCCAACAATCTTGGTATATGTTTATACCAAACTTTGCCAGTTCTGTTTGTAGAAACTTATAATGCCCAGAACCTGTTATAGCCCCATAGCGATCGGCTTGATTATCAACCGCTTCGAGTACAATTAAAATTCCACGATTCCCCTTACCTACGGGAGTGAGCGCACCTGATTTACATTTAATAGACGCACCACACTCCGCACACCGGGTATCAATTGCACCTTCATCCGAAAAGAAGTTTTCGATTAGCGCCATTATCTTACCCTATTGGGAGTTGTAGAAGGTTAATGAACTTTCCTGGTTCAGAGAATACGGCTTGATTGCCACAAATAGACATTTTTGTGGATGTTTGTAAAAAATGAGCAAGCGAGACAGGACTGATATCAAAAACAACTTCTGTTTCGTTGGTACATTTCAAAGTTTTCTTGACACGCAGACCATCTTTTCTACCCGTAACTGTGATAGCATTCGCAGTAAGTTCGATGTGTACTGACTTCATAAAATCAGAAGCACCTGCAACTAAACCACTCAAGTTTAATAATATTGGCAGCAATTCTTGACTGATGGTGACTGTTGTTTCAGCCTTAAAGTTTTTTAGAATCTTAGAAAAGTCAGGATAATTCCCAACAACTAAACGACAACTCACAACGATATCATCCGTTGTTGCAAAATGAATCCAGTTATTAGCAACAGCGTAGTCAACGAAGTCCGTAAATTGTAACAATTCAGCTATTGATGCCGCAGGTATCAATACGGTATCCTCTATTTTAGAAGACATTGTAATTTCAGACAAACGATAACCATCACCAGACCTTACTTTATCCCCTGAAACATGGACACAATGTAGATTCTTAGGATCCAATGCATTAGTTGCTGTTGTTAAGCGAGACAACGCCAAATCATTCATGAAGCTTGATGGTAATGGATACCACTCCATATCATCAAAGCATATGTTGCTGAAGTACTGCTCGACTGCGGTAGAATCCATTTCAATCGAGATTGTAGCTTCTGTTGAAGCTGATGTAATCGTTACATCCGTATCGGATACAGTTATATCAAGCTCGTCATCCGTAATCCCCGATATGATCTTATTCAAATCTTCAGCAGGAACAGAACCTTTAATTCCTGTTTTATATGGATACGCAATAGAAATTCTATCATTATATGCTAGGAGTTCGTCTTCGTTGAATACGATGTGAGACAACTGGAGCACTAACTCCTTCTGACTCGTTGCTGGGAATAGTGTCTTGATAGCTGTCTTCAGTTCTGCTGTTTTCAACATTGGATGTACCTTTCAGTTCGCTTTGTGCGATCATTACATTATTAATTTCACGGGTAAACGCAAAGGATGCTAATCGATTAAATGAGCCAATATTTTCTATACAGACCTCACCGAACGCAACCTCCCGTTCCACTTTTCGCATGTATTCAAAATTACCAGCCCAGAATAAAATCATGCTCTGTCCTTTCTTAAAATAAAGATTTAACTTTAGGAGTCCAAGCCCACGGATATTCAGGGCAGGCTTCTGCTATGCGTTGGTAGTAATTTAATAGACATCCTGTACGTAGTTTGTTGTTGTTACTTACACCCTGTACATACGTTCTTTCGATTGCTGTCTTTTTATAATTAATAAACTGTTCATTTTCCTGCAAAACATAGTCAGGAGCCACATCAAAGAACTCAGAAGACCCTAACTCATATCCTAGCGATTTAATGTAGGCTAAGACTACATCACGTTCTTTTGGAGGCATAGTGTTGATGTGCGCCCCATCATCTAAGTTCTGTTTTGATCTAGTTGACACAAAAACAGTCTTCGGTGTCTTATGATACTCTAAAGCCCCAGTATGTGGATTGCATGGCGGTATCAGAATATTCCCGTACATACTATAAGCCACCCAGCTTGATGTATCTATGCTGTAGAATGGATATGCGGTCATCAAAGATGGACTAGCTAACCCGAAACCATGCACTTTTGTTTTCGGTTTGTTGTCTGGTGTATCGCAGATAATCTCAAAACATTTATTCAAAAATGTAATTCTGGATGTTTGCGAGACACCACCAGCCATACCACCCAAACAGAAGTAATCATAACCTAAACAATCATGCAAGTATGCCATATCATCTTCAACGTGGAAGACTGGCATCGGGATTAAATCAGCGTCTTCCATTATTTGCTGATTTTTCCACGTAGCTTCAACATCACCAATAACATCAAGCACTGGATACATATCGATAAGTGCCTCGTGCTTCTTTATGAAAGCTATGTAGTCGTCTAAGACTATTGGTGTCCCCTTTGAGTGGGCGGTAAAAGCCCCGCAATCTAGGAAAAACGTAATGTTATCAACCATTTACAATTCCTCCAAAGCAATCATTTTATCATCAATATAAAAATCAGCTTGTGGTTTACCCATTCGCAACTCATGATAAATCACATCATTTTCAGCCAACCAAAATTGAGTTTCTAATAAGTCTTCATGGAATCGTGCTGTGTTCAGGATGATACGGTTGCCACGGTCTGCAAAACCGTTCAGTTTTTTGATGTTCTCTACATTAGG